ACACGCTAAACGAACCGAACCGACCAACTATATGGAGTTATTAAATGCACGCTATCATCTCACGCTTTAAGGAACCGTCTTCCTACGCCGCTTTGACGGGCGTTCTGGCTTTGGTCGGCATCAATGTCGATCCCGGCCTGATGCAACAGATTAGCACCGCGCTTGCCGCAATTGCTGGTATCGTTGGCTTCTTCCTGAAAGAAAAGGGCGGCGAGTGAGTGTCTGGACTGTTATTGCCCTATGCGCGGGGGGAGTCGCGGTTGTCGGCTGCGCCGTCTGGGTGGGGAGGAATCTCCAGAAGGGTTCGCAGGCGAAGGCTGTCGAAGAAGCGCGGCAGCGGATGGATGCGGTGGCTTCTTCTAACCTTCCTTCTACTGCTGCCCGGCTGCGTAACAGTCGCTTCTAGCGTCGTTGGTGCTGGCGCTTCAGTAGCCGGCGCGTTCTTCGATTACAAGGCTGCTGAGAAGGGCGAGGCGGTGATAGTCACGCCGCCTCTGGTGGAGTACAGCCCGACAATTATGAACCAGGCCGCAGCTGAGTTAGAGTTCATGCGGCCGCCCTGCGCTCGCGACATTGCTGTCGGCGAGTGCTCGGCACTCAGCCGCATGATTCTCGACTACGGTGACCTCCGCGAAAAGATCAGGGCTGCTAAATAAACATGGCTACCCCAGAAATCGATAAAGAAAAAGCTCGTCTGTTTATCGAGACCGTCGAGCGTAAGCTGGCCGAAGGCTATCCTCCGCCCGGAGTTTCGGTGGATGGAAAGCAAGGCGCGTTGAGAGCTGCCTGCGAAGAGCTTGGAATACCGCGAGGCAGCACAACCTCTAGGCTTGCTGCTTCAGAGCGAGCTTATCGAGAGGTCAACTGGTCGTTAAAAGAAAAGCCGAAAGACTTTGATCTGCCGGTTTTTCCGGAAGACGATATCCCAATCGAGGATATGCTAGACCACCTGTCCCGCAGGTTTGAAAAGAAACTGGCAAGCGAAGATGCCAAGACTTGGTTCGATGTTAAAATAAAGATCCCCGGGCCAGTAGGGCTGGCTGTTGTTGGCGACCCCCACTTAGGAACGCATTGCAATATACCGCTGCTTCGCCGCGATATTAAAATCATGTCCGAGACCGAAGGCATCATGGCTGTCAACATCGGAGACACCGCCGACAACTGGGGCCGGATGATTTACCTATACGCCGAGGACGACATAAGCCGCCCTACAGAACGCAAGCTAGCTCGATGGTTTCTGCGCGATGCGGGTGTTCCCTGGGTGGTCTGGCTGCACGGCAATCACGACACCATGCACGGAGAGTTCTCTACTTTCCTGAAATCCGAGAACGTCGCGCAGATACCAATGGTCGACTGGCGTGCCAAGTTTAAGTTACTGTTTCCCGGCGGGGGTACAGTTCGCGTCGACGCAGCACACAATCACAAGGGCACGTCTATATACAACAGGCTGCACGGTCAAAAGCGAGCTGCCTTGTGGGATGAGGACGCAGACATATATGTCGCCGGCCATCATCATACGTGGGGCCTTACCCACGAGGAGCTGGATGACGGCCGTGTCGTCTGGATGGGGCGCGCTCGTGGTTACAAGTGGATCGACGAGTACGCAACCCGGCACAACTTTCACCGGGACGAACACGGAGCGACTATTTTATTTGTGATAGATCCGGAGGAAGAAAACGCCGTCCGCCGGATTAGCGCCTTTGCTGACCTGGAAGAAGGTGCTGACTTCCTGACGTGGAAAAGAAAAAGGGCAGCCCATTAAGGGCTGCCCAGGTGCCGGTTCGGGGGAAAGGAATAAACCCCGCGCATCCGGTTGCGCTAAGCCAGCTTCATTATACACTCCGGTCCGAAGCCGCTGTCAATGCTCTCCGGCCTGGTCAGGGCGCGACCGCAGCGACCGCACTTTCCTTCGTGCCGGATCTCCAGCGTCTCGGGGATCTTGCCCTCGAAGAGCTGGTTTAAGGTCCAGTCCATTGCGCGGAACGACGGCGCGTTCGGGTGCCCCTTCTTACCGCCAACAAGACGGAACGAATTATCGGGGCGGATGAAGCCTAGAAACATCCAGTCTCCGTCCCAAGCGTTGTTGGGGCCGGCGAGAACCTTGACGAACAGGATGCTGCGGTCGGTCTCGCCCGTCTCGCGGTTCTTCGGAGCGTCCACCTTGAAGGTGAACGAGTTGCCGCTAGCCTTGCTGGTCAGGGTCACGCGGGCCTTGCCGGCGAGGATAAAGTCGAGGGCGGTGTTGGCGTCTGTGAACATCTAAGGTCTCCTTGTTTAATTGGTGACCCCAAATGTATAGGGGTTGTCAGTACATGACAACCCCTTTAATTCGTAAATTCCTCACTGATCTTTCGGAAACAGGTAATATTTGTGACTGATATCCGCCAGGCGAGACGACAAAACATCGTTTACCTCGCGGCACTCGATGATGCGCCGACCAAAGTCAACAATGATTATCGCCAGCGTGAACGCCATTAGCAGCGTGAAAATAATCACCTGTTTCACTCGTCATATTCCCCTACCCGTTTAAATTTAAGCGGGGGCGGCGGTGTCTTTGCGATCCTAAATTCGCTCAAACGCCTCTCCGCCGCTTTGATTTGACCGCGCCGAGAACTCTCGGCGTAGTCTTCCTCTGACTTCGGCTTCCACATGCCGGTATTTAAATGCGTCATTGCTTGCTCCCTTCGTTTGTCGCTAGCATGATTTCTTCAGCTCCTCGACAAAGGCCTTCAGATCCTTGATCTTTTCCTCGGGGATCCAGACGGGAACTCGTTTCCAGCCAGCCTCCAATTTGCGTTGTTCGTAAGCCTTCTGCCTCTCGGCTCCAGTCTTAGCCATTCCGTGCCTCCTCCTCGTCTAAAGCCATAGTGATGGTGCGCGCGTAGCCTGCAATGTCTACGGCGCTATCTGTGTGCGTCGGCGTAGCAATAAGCCGAGCTATCTTTATAGCGATCATTGTGAGGGCGCAGCGCACCGCAGGGTGCGGGCACTCTGCCACCACATCCATAATGGCCTGCGCCCTCATAAAGTTATCGAGGGGGTGGCCGTAGTCAGCCTCTCTGCGCTGAGTTACATCAGCGCTCTCAAGGTCGAAGGTTAGGGTTCTTTCGTTCATTTAAACAACTCCAACTGCGGTTGGTTCTGGGACAGCCATGCCTCTCGGCTCAGCATACCGCCAACACCGGGCGTGCTTGCACGCACCGCATGATCGATGCGGCTTTCGGCACTAGACCTTGGCCACACCGACGACACAATCTCATAGACGCTGCGTCCAATGTGAGCTGCGCTTTTGTCGACATCGATCCGGCCATTCAGCTTGTAAATGAGATGCTTTTTACTGTGGTAGGGTCTTTGTCGAGAGGGTTGCGGATCCTCTATCACCTCCGCCGACTTCCTTGCGACATAAACTGCTTGGCGTGTCTCCTCCAGGGAGGCGGCCATCTGAGCCATAGCCTCCTCTAAATCAGATATCCGGTCGTTTAACTCCCGTGTTACAGCTCTCAGTTTAAACATATTCAGTCTCCTAAGCTGCCCCAGTTAATGCCAATACCGCCCTCGACAAGCCGTTCCGTTGGGGCTCCCGGAAACATGTCGAGGTAACCAGCCTTCATGTCTTCCTCCATGAGGCTAAGACATTGACGAGCATCATCCGATGATGCCTCGTCGATCAATGCGTCGTGAATTGTGGATAGTATCAGTGTCTGTCGCTGTTGTCCAACCTGACGGTGATCGTCCAGTGTCTGCTTGTGCCGTGCTATGGCGCGGGCCATGACCGACAGGGCGGCGCGTTGCACCGGATAGTTGGCGCACTTTGGCAGGTCCGGGTTTTTGCCCATGTATATGGTCCCACCATCGACGACGCGGATGTATCGCGTCTTAGCGGCCTGCTCCAACATTATGTTCCGATATTCAAAGGCGTTGCTGAAGCGCTCAGCCCAGAAGTCGATATACTTCTGCGCCTTGGTGCTCGATGTCCGCATCGTGACGGACAGCCCACCAGCACCGGACCCGTAGATAATGCCGAAGCTGACGGCCTTGGCTGCGGTGCGCGCCGCCTTACCCTCCGGCGTTGACTTGTCGATAGGGTGGCCAGCGATGACGGACGCCACCTCGGCATGAACGTCGCCATGCACAACGTCGTGTAGGAGCTGGTCGTCTTTAGACAACAGCGCAAGCACGCGCAGCTCGATGCCGCTGTAGTCCAGGCTGACAAGCTGCTTCCCGGGGGGAGCAATAAACGACGACCTTACGCTAGTGTGTTCGCCAAGCAGGTCGAGGTCGCGCGGTATCTGCTGCAGGTTCGGGCCCGTCGACGAGAACCGGCAGGTCTTCGCCGCGCCGATGTTAAACCGGCAGCGCACTCGGTTGTCGTCGTGCATCTGCGCCTTGTCAGCCAGCGTGTCCCCAAAGCTGTTGAGGTACTTCGTCATTTTCTTGTAGTCACGCAGTGCATCGACCAGCGTCGTGATCGGGTTCTCCCCAAAGTGCCCGAAAAAGTGAGCGCCAATCTTCGACAGTGTGCTGCTGGTCATGGACAGCGTGCCGGTTTTCTCAGTGCGCGGCCACTTGGACAGGATGTTGTCCGGCATCTCGCGGGCGAAGAAGTCGCTCCAATGCGTTCCGCTGTTAATATTCTCCACCGCAGTAACAGGCACCGTTTCCCGAATCAACTTAACCTTGCTCTCGGATATCGATGCCCAATGCCTGGCAAGCTGACGGTGGCGGTGGGTGTCGACCAGCATACCGCTGTCCTCCATCTCGATCACCGCCGGCACCATCCCGTCGAACAGAGACCACGCTTTCAGATGCATATCGTCTGACCTATCGTACCAGTGTTGAAACAGATCCCAGGTGTCGACAGCGTCCTTGAAGGCATAATCAAGTTGAGATTGTGTCAATTCTGGGGCAGCCCAGTTGCTGGTCTGCTCCGTCTTGTCCATGTCTCGGTTCAGATCCCACGCCACGACCTGCTTCAGGCTGTAGCGGCCGCCGCCAAGAATGGCGCGGCGCAGAAAACCAACGTCCCGGCAGCGTGTCTTCGGGCATCCGGCGGCAATAAACCACCGCAGCTCGAACCCGCTGTTAAATACGATCCACTCCCCCCGACTGAACATGCCCGCGCAGGCCTCAAATCCGCCCCGTAGAGCGTCGAAGTCCACGACCGCCCCTCGGGTACCATCGAACAGGCTGACGAGCCTCACACGGCCATCCTGGGGCCGCAGGGAGGTGGTCTCAAAGTCGAGCGCGCAGAACCTGTCGTCGATGGCGTCGATATACTGCTGCAGCTCGTCGATATCTGTAATTAAATTGTACATGGTGTCCCGCCGAATAATTCAATAATTCAAGTACACCCCCCCCTCTAGCTGAGGGAAACAAATGGAGGGGGGTGTGCTTGAATTATTGAAAGATTTGTTCCGTAACCTTTGCGTAACAGGGCAGCCGCCGCCCATTCCGTAACAGGCGGCGGCCTTCCCACTACTTCAGCTTCTTGGGCGTCTTGCCGGCAAGCAGATCATCCAGGCTTCCGCCGTTGAAGAAGGCCTGTGCTGCATCCCGAGTAACCCAAGCGACCACCGGAAATGTCGGCTTCCAATTGGTGTACTCGTTCGAGGTAAAGCTCTCCGACGAGAACTTGATAATTGGCAAGGATGGCTCCTTGCTTTTGATATTCTTGGACACCTGAGACAGCAGCTCCTCGATAGAGTTGCGGGCACCGGCGGCGTTCGAGCTGAACTTAAAGTTCTCCCCGCTGCCGTCGAGAGCAACGCACCCGAAGCCGCGCAAAGGCTTCCATCCGTCGCCGTCCTTGTAAGGTCCGTGGTCGTCCAGAAAATCCGACGACACGGCGGCGGCCTTGTCCAAGTAGGACCACTCCTTGCGATCAGCAACCTTTCCACCTTTCCAGCAGATCCACCCTTTGATTGCCGAGATTGGCTCGAACAGGAACATGCTTTCCGGATCCATGGCGTCACGATCTCTGCCGACCCGGTACTGGTTCATCTTGCCAGAGAAGTCGATGAAGGTAACACCACCTGCCTGAGAATAGCCCTCCTCCTCTTGGCTAGCATCGATGGCGGCAGCCATCGCGTCGTCGTCCATAACGGGCAGGTTAGTGGTGTTGATGAAAGCGGTAAGTGCGTTAGTCATTTTGTCACCTCTTAGTTGACACGTTTCACAGAAAGGCGCTCGACAGGAGCGCCCACTTTTTCAAACGGGGTCAGATCGATCCCCGCCGCCGCGACAGCCTTACGATCAAGGCTGGCACGTCCTTTGGCCAGCGACATCGAGACCTCGATGTTGCCGACAATCATAGGCCCTGCGCTCTGCAGGACTTGTTTAAGATCCTCTTTCAAGCCGTCCTTCTCAGCCTTGATGGCGGCCTCTGTGTCCTGCAGCTCGACATATCGCAGAACAGTCGTGTCGAAGCCACCCGGCCGCGCCTTAGGCCGGGGCGTCTTGCTCTCGTCGGCAGCCACCCCACAGATAGCAGAGAAGGCGCAGTACTTGCACTCCCCGGTGCGCTTGCCCTCGCGGTCGAGGACGGTGTCGGTTACCGCCGAGAACACCCGCTTGGCCTTCTTGGCGTAGACATCGAGGATGCGGTCGTCCGCGTCAATGACGAACTCGAACATGCGATTGAAATTCGAGGCGTCGACATACAGAAGATAACCCTGCTTCAAGCTGTATCCTTGCTGCGCGTTTAGCAGCGCCATGGCGATGCGGATCTGGGTGATATGCGCCGGCTTCGGCAGACGACCGGTGTTTGTTCTCGGGTCTATGGACTTGACTTCGAGGCCCAACCAATCCCCGTCGCCAAACCGTATGACCCCATCGGGTGTCGCCGAGAGCCGGCGCTCCTCGTCCTGCAGGCTGACCTGGCCAGCGCCTACAAGATCAAGAGACACATCGTTTAGAAGCGACAGGCTGTCGATGATGTAACGCTCGACAGCGTGCCCGCGCCTGGCAAAGCCCCAGTCCTGCTCAGCAGCCTCCCCCGGACGATGCTTTGCGTACCACAGGCTGCGTATGCAAGCGTCGGCCTCCGAGCTGTTCAGGTAAGCGGTGCGGTCGAAGCCCCATTCCTTCCGGGCTTCGTGGATCTCGGCACCGCGCAGAACTGCATCACGCACACTCATTTCAAACCTCCATCGCTACGGCGTGCGATCTCCGCTTCGCTGCGGAGATAGCGGCAACAGCCTTGGACAACTTATCGTCTGACTGCAAAATGTCGACATGCACATGGTCTGTTTGACCGATTCGGTGCAGTCGGGCGTAGAATTGATCCATGATCGCCGGCGACCAGTCCTCCTCGACGACGACAATGCGGTTGCCGCCGTGCTGTAAATTCAGGCTGACGCCCATAGCCGCGATCTGGCCTACCAAAACGTCAATGCGCCTGTTGTTAAACTGGTCCTGGCAGTCCTGCTTGTGCGACATGCTGGTACGCCCGTCCAGGGAAAGAACACGGAGGCCCTGCTCTCGCAGGCTAAGGACTAGAGCGTCGATCACGCTGGTATGCCACGCGCCGACAAGGATCGGGCTGTGACCGGCTTCGACGCGGTCGGCGATCTCCCCGGAGGCATCGCGCACCTTGGCCTCGCCGATCTTCCGGCGGGCGGTGGCGATATGCTCGTCGTTCGCGGCGACGGCCTGCTCGATCTGGGCCTGCGTCTTGAAGCCGTCGAGGATATCGCGCAGCTCGTCGTCCATCGACAGACCGATGTCGAGGCGGTTAATAGTGAGCGGGGGCATCGCAGCCCAGACCTCGGCCAGCTCGCGGCGAACGGCGAGGCCTCCGTCGAACAGCCACTCGTTCAGATCGTCGGTGTTGCGGCTGCCGACCGTCATCTTGGTCGGGTACCGAGCGCCTGGAAACTGGCGCTGCTGCACGATGGTGTATCTCAGGTTGAAGCGGTCGATGTGCGTGCCGCCGCAGCGACGGCGCAGGCCTTCCAGATCGGCGCGGCACAGGAACGAATAGAGGTCGTCGTTCCAACGGGTGATCGGCGTGCCGGTCAGGAACCAGCAATGCGCCACGCTGCTGGCGAGGCCGCCGCTGCCAAGGAGGGCCTTGGTGCGCTTAGCCTTGACCGACTTACATGCGTGCGCCTCGTCGAGGATCAGGGCACGGGCCTTGAACTGGGACAGCTCGGCGGCACGCTTGGTCGCGATCTCGTAGGACATGACCAGAGCCGAGGCGCTGTGGTCGATCTTGGTCTTGCCAGTCTTGACGAGCTGCGCCTTGTCGTTGGGGAAGAAGGCCTCGAACTCGGAGGCCCACATCCGCAGGCTGATCGGCGGGCCGACGACGATGACCTGATCGGTCACCAGCTCTCGAACCATCCGGAAGGCTTCGAGGGCAGTCAGCGTCTTGCCGCTGCCCATGCCGGAGAAGTTACCGGCGAAAGCCTTGGACGCGAGGAACTTGGCGTCTTCGATTTGGTGGGGGAGTAAACTTTTCATAGCGTCACCTCTTACGTCAGTAGCAGTCACGGGTCAAATGATTTCTTGGACGACCAGCTCGAAATGGTCGGGACCTACTTTGCGTTGCGCCATCACAAAGTAGCCCTCATCAGCTTCTCGGCGTGCGTGGCGCAGCATCCTGGCTGACTCGTTGTAAGCGCGCGACAGGTTAGCTTCTAGCCCCAGCATCATGTTGCGCAAGCCTATGTCCTTGTGATCGGTAGTTACTATCCACCGGTGTCTAGTGTTTTTGTTCTTTTCTGCAATTTTCATCCACATTTTTCATCTCCAAGTAAAAGTGTTGCCATTTCGGGGCGCACCCCGTGATGCACCAAGAAGTCGTAGGCTTGCTGCCACGTCATGCGACCAGCAGCAATGTTATCCCTCAAGATTTCTGGGTAAGTCATATCCCCTCCTTTACCATCAGCTCGGCTTGCTTGATATAGTCGTCGATTATTGCCGAAAGCTCATCGCTGTCGATGACATCGGTGACCGAAGTGCAAAAAGCTCTCACCTCGGTTTCGGCGTGGAAATGATTAAGGTCGTAGGCGGCCGCTTCTATTGCGTCAGCAATGCTTCTGACGACAGCCTTTTTCTGAGGCTGCCGCAAAACGTCTATTAGGCTGTTAATGGTGTTGATGATTTTGATATCGTCTGCCTGAGCGGCGGCTGGGCGGTCATATAAGCGGTAGAACATGGTCGTCTCCTGTGGTTGGGGATCTGAAAGGTATACTTGTCAGTGACCGATTGCAAGTGCCTAACAAAAATATTTTTAGGGGGTTGCAATCTGTGTGTCAGGCACTTATATTCTGTTGAGTGAGACCACCAACCACAGGAGACGAGACATGGATTATACAGCTTATCAAGAAGAGTGTGATTATCAGCTTAACGCTCACTACGATTATGTTTCTGAGGCTTTCGGCGGTGATGTCGAGTCGCAAGCCACGCTCGACGCTGAGGCAGAGTATTAT